ATTTCGCGCAATTTATACATGGTGCATGAGTTATAAACATTATAGAATCTTCACCGGAATCATTACTTTTTGCTAATTTTTGAATACAATTCATTTCGGCATGTATAACTTCCGGTTTTGTTTTATTATTTTCATCTTCACAGACATTATCCCATCCAGTAGGTGTACCATTATAACCCATTGAAATTATTCTATGATCCTTGACTATAATAGCACCCACTTTTAATCTTTTTGCATTAGATAATAAAGATATTCTTTCAGCAATATCAATGTATGCAGAAATCCATTTTTCTTTCATAATTTAAAAATCATACCAAGTTTTTCTCATACTTTTTTCCAAATCCAAACTGGTTCTACGAATATACCATCTCGTTGTGACTTGCTTCCCATTCTTTTCGCCATTCTATAATTTATATTTTCAACTTTAGTTGATCCTGTTAGTGATGAAATATAATCGTTCATGGGATCACATATTCTGTTTATAGTATGATTGCAATAAACATCACTTATGTTTATTGCTAAATGTCCACCGGATTTTAATAATCTCCAAGAATTTTCTATAACAGGAAATAAGAAATTTGATAACCATTTATCTATCTTTTTATATCTTTGCCATGATTGATTATTTTCTTTTGAATATCTTTCTATTATAAAGTATGGTGGACTTGTGAATATAAAATCAAAATCTGTTTCATTATATGAAGGTAAAAAATCTTCGGCAGGAAAACAATTCATTTTAATGTTTTTTCCACTATTAAATAACTTTATTTGCTCTTCATAAGAATCATATAGACTATCATTTGGATCAATTCCTACATAGGTTTTAATGCTTTGTGATGCCATTGCACCATTAAGTCTATCTCCCCATCCAGAACTAAAATCCAACACATTTTCGGCATTAAAATGATCGTATATTGCTTTCGCGGCAGATGGACGAAATTGACTTGCAATATACTTTCTCATAGCAATACAGGTTCTTAGTGTATCAGAAGTGACTTCCTTAACTTTTAGCGTCCAGAGAGCATTTAATAAAGTTATGAAGAACTTTTTGGTGTGCCATGTTCTATATGGAGAAGGAGAATTTATAGAATCACATTTATATCGTAAATCTTGATGAAAGAAATTTGATGATTTATTTCCGATGTTACACGAATCTATATATTTCGTACCTAATTCCCACTTATAATCATATCTACTGAACAAATCTCCTTCTTTAATGAGAGGAATTGTGTTTAAATTTTTCAGTGATTGAAAGTCTGATTCCGCATCGGTTTTATTAATTTCAACCAAAGGAACATCATAACATCTTGTTCTTTCCCATATCTCTTCTTTTATTGAAAGGTCGAATTTTGGATTATTTTTTATTATATTAGACCATTCCAATTCATTATATATTGTAAACATCAATACTATTATGCTTCACACGATTTACAAGTCAAGATAGATCTTGCAAGTTCTTGTGCGGGATTTGCACTGCGTTGATAATATAAAGATTTAATTCCTTGTTCCCAAGCAAAAATCATAAGTTCATTCACATCTTTTGGTTTTGTATTTGGTGGAATCATTATATTCAAACTTTGACCTTGATCAATATACTTCTGGCGTTGAGCAGCTTGAATAATAATTTCTTTTTGAGAAATTTCACCAAAGGTCTTAAATACATCCCTTTCTTCTTGCGTAAGGAATTCCAAATGTTGAACGCTTCCACCTTTAACCAAGATAGATTTCCATGTATCATCATCATCTTTACCTTTTTGTTTTAAAAGAGTTTTAAGATATGGATTTTTAAATGTAAATTTACCTTTTGCAAGATCTTTTACGAAATAATTACTGTTAAGAGGTTCTATGCTTGGTGATACTTGTCCAAGAATAAAACTAGATGATGTTGTAGGAGCAACAGCAAGAGTTGTTGTGTTTCTTCTTGTGTATTCGGTTCCTTCATAAATCGGAGCATTACCAAAATTTTGTGCTAAAAACCTTGTTGCATAATCTGCGCGTTTTCTAATATCTCCCCAAATTTGATTGTTTAGCATCTTTGCTTCCATTGATTCAAATCCAATCATCTTGGACTGTAACAAAGAATGCCAACCAAGGACACCAACACCCAATGCTCTTTGGTTCATAGCAAACTTTCTAGGTGCTTCCATGAACTTCATCCCTTCAGTTTTTTCAATAAACTCAGACATTACAGCGTCCAAGAAATAAACTAAAACTTCAACAGTATCACAAGTCCATTCTTCCCATGTTTCTAAGTTCAAAGAAGAAAGATCACACACGAACGATTCATCTTCTGAATTGGAAAGCATAATTTCCGAACACAAATTGGAATTATTGATCTTAATTCCTTTGTCTTTATAAATTTGTGGTGCTTGATTGTTAACGTTATCACTAAAGAAAATATAAGGATAACCAGATTCAAAACGTTTTTTGATAACAAGACCCCAAATTTTACGAGCATCTTTATCTCCTTCAACCATTTTCTTCATCCATTCATCAGAAACCGATACGCCAATAGACATATCTTGAATCTCACTTCCTTCCGATTTAATCTTCAAGAATTCTTCAATGTCTGGATGATCAATTGGAAGATATGCCGCAAATGATCCTCTGCGAACATTTCCTTGAGAAACAACATTCATTAGCTTATCAAACAACTCCATGAAATGTACAGAACCTGTAGATTCTCCACCAGAAGAAATGGGTGTTCCTCTTCCACGAACATTACCAAAATAAGCAGATGTTCCACCACCATGTTTTGTCATTACGGCTGTTTCTGAAACCTTTTCCATGATTCCTTCCATGGTGTCCGGAATGTATGAACCGAAGCAACTAATAGGCAATCCCCTTTTGCGTCCGAAATTTGACCAGATGGGCGAACTCAAACTAAAAAAACCTCTGGACATATAGTCTTCAAATTTATCAGCAAATCCTTCTGAATTTAAATATTTTTCTGCTGTTTCTGCTATATCCCTAATTCTTTGTTCTGCTGTTTCTCCCTCTAACAAATAACCTCTTTCGAGAAATTTTCGTGAGTCTTTGTTTAGCCATTCGTATTTGTTTGTCATATAATATTTTTTAATTTTAATTAACCAAATAATGCATCTTCATCAAAACATTGTGATTTTTTAGAGTACTCTGTGGGTCTGGAACTGAAAAAATCAACCATATTATTTCCCAACAATTCCTCTGTAAACCACATTGTAGAAGAAATAAGTTCTTTGTCAATCTCAAATGCAGCTGGAAACCCGATCATTTTCAACGATTCATTTATTCTATTTTTAACAAACTCTTTAAGGATAACAGCACTAAGACCTTCTTCTTTGATTCCATTTACCATCCAGTCTATAATCTTAGCTTCTGCTTCATAAGCATCTCTTGCTTCAGAAACAACTCTGTTGATAAATTCTTCATCGAAAAGATCTGGATATTCTTCTTTGATTGTGTTGATAATTTGAGCACCAACGAGGGCATGTATATTCTCCTCATTTCGTGTATATTTTACTTGTTGATCCGTATCTTTAAGAACGTTTTTAAAACGAGCAAACCAATTGATTACATAGAATTGAGAAAACAATGATACGTTTTCAACGAACAAAGTAAAAAGAGTCAAAGCATATACATATTGCTTCTTGGAATCTTTATAATAACGATGAGTATATTTTTTAAGATACTTTACTCTACCTTCGATCCAATCAAGTTTTAGGTTCTTTTCAAAAACATCTTCCAACCCAAGAGTTGAAATGAGGCGTTCGTATGCGTTATTATGGATAACTTCAGTGTTAGCCATAACATAACCCAAGTCCTGTAATGCTGGATGTGGAAGATTCTCGCCAAGTTTACTCCAGAATGTTTTAACTGCTATCTCAATTTGTCCAATAGCAGATAATGTACGAATAACAATCTCTCTTTCTTGATCTGTTAAACTAACTTTAAATTGTTGAACATCAGACTTAAATGAAAATTCTTTATCTGTCCAAAATCCATTGTGCATAGATTCTATAAATTTTTCTGTCCAAGGATAATTGTTAGGTTTGCGTGAAATTTGTTCTTCGAAAATCATAGTATTATATTTAATGAAAGTTCTCCAATTATCTTCTATTTTTTTCTAGAAGTCAAAGTTTTTTTTGTGTTAGATATTCGTTTTTGCAGTTCAGATTTATATAACTTGTTGGATAGTATTTTTAAAAAATATGATAAATCCAATGGATTACAAACATTTACTATTCTACTTTCTATATATTTTACCATACTTTCAGAATAGTCTGGATATAAATAATGAACACATTCATGATAAGCAGTTGATAGTAATTCTCTTCTATAATCAATTTCTATATCGGTCCAATTACAAGATCCTTCAAACTTGTTCATTTTCTTTAATTTAAAGAATTCTGCTGGTTGCCTTTTTACCAATTTTACACATTTTTCATGAATTTCTTCAATTTGTTTTTTGGTTAAAGATTTCATATATATATTTATTTTTTTATTGCATTAATAGTTTTTATAATATAGTATCATATTTTTATGTTCAATTCAAAAAATAAATTCAAAACAGATCTAAAGGGCTATTATGATATTCATGATAGTGGAAACCTTTTTCCTATTAATAAATACATTACAACATATTCCGATTATCCTCCTTGTTTTTTGTATATAAGTGAAGCATTCGAATCCGATATTTTGAATTTTTTATTAGAAAATGGTAGTTTAATGTATAGTTCATGTACAGGAAATTTAAAATCCTTGATTAAAGATACCTTTTCATTTAAAAGCGGAACTCTTATTTTTGAATATAAAGATATTTTTGTAAAATTGATGGTAAAGGATGAAGTTGATGATTCAAATTCTCTAGGATTTGTTGCAACCGATGGAGAATATATCGATTTTCAAACGAAATCTAAAGAAGAAAAACAAAAAAAAGATTCTAAAAAAACATATGAAATGCTTATAATTTACACATCAAATATTACAAATTTACATTTAAATGATTTTGAATTATTTNTAGCANACANATGAATCTACTAAAATTCATATGTATGTAAAAAATAGGTATGATGAATATGTTTTTGATCCTATTGATATAAAAATACCAGAAGATATTAACATAGAATTAAACTATGGTAAAAAGTTTTTGGGTATTGAAAAAGAAATTATTGATAGACTAAACAAAAACGATAATGGTTTGTATATGTTTCATGGTGCACCGGGCGCGGGTAAGAGTACTTTTTTGAAGTATCTTACTACCAAAGTTAATAAAGATTTTATTTATATTCCAGCAACAATGATAGAATCTTTTATTAATGATCCAACTACCTTTTCTAGTCTTTTGAAAAAGAAAAATTCAATATTGATTCTAGAAGATGCCGAAAAAGCAATAGTAAAAAGAATGGGGGATAATTACGATTCTTCTGCTGTAACATCTCTTCTAAACTTATCTGATGGTATTTTAGGGGATGTATTGAGATGTCCATTGATCATCACATATAATTGTGCAAAACAAGATATCGATGAAGCATTGCGTAGAAAAGGTAGATTGCAAGTTGATTATGAATTTGGTCCATTGGAAATCGAAGATGCCAAGAAACTCGCAAAGCATCTTGGATTCTCTAAGAAAGAAATAGAGGAAAACATTACAAAAAAGATGATAATTGCTGAGATTTATAATCTAACAAAGAAAACCGAAATGGGAGAAACTAAAAAAGAAGAAAAGAAAATTGGATTCGGATTTTGATATGAATTTTGATACTCTTGTTAGTTTAGAAAATAGTTTTTCTGATATTTTATTTATAGAAAAAAATCACAAGTATACGATAGCAGGAGAACCTGCTAAAATGTCAGTTTCTCAATTGATTAAAAATTATGAGAAACCTTTTGATTCTCAAAAAGCGGCATCATTTGTTGCTCAAAGAGATGGTTTTACTGTTGAAGAAATATTAGAACAATGGGAATTTGCAAAAGATTATTCTTGTCATAAAGGATCAGAATTTCACAAATATGTTGAAAACTATTTTAATAGGAAGCAAACCAGTCTGGATAGAGATTCTATAAATTTATTCTTTCATAAAAGAAAAGAATTTAAATCTGATAATTCTATAGAAAAATATTATACAGAAGTTGCAAAGTTAATTAAAAATTTTATAAGTTTTTATAACTGGTGGAAACAAGAACACATTTTGATTAAATCTGAATTTGTAATTGGTGATAAAGAGACTGGTATTTGTGGTTCAATAGACAATCTTTCTTATAATTTTATAACAAAAGAATTGGTTATGTTTGATTATAAAACAAATAAAGAAATTAAAAGAAAAAATCCAAGAAAAGAAACGCTATTAAATGAATTGAAACATTTACCTCAATGCGAATATTCAAAATATAGTCTTCAATTGTCTTTATATTCTACTATCATAGAAAATGTAACAGAATATAAGGTTCCTAAGTCCTATATTGTTTGGGTTAATGGGGAAACTGATTATGAATTAATAGAATGTTTGGATTTAAAAAAAGAATCTAATTTGATATTGGATAAATATAAGTAAATATTAACATGAGAACAAAAGATCAAATTTTATTAGAAGAAGCATGTACACAAATTTTAATAGAATCTTCAATTAGAAGAGAATTATTAGAAAGTGGTTACACAAAAGAACAAATAGATTATTTAATAGAACAAGGTTTTATGGATAGATTAAAATCTTTTGGCAAGAAAGCTATTTTACCAGCAGCAATAGCAACTAGTATGTTAGCAGGACAACCACAAGCAAAAGCCGAAGATCCCGCTTCATATAGTAATTCAACAATTTCACAAAATATAGACCAAGGAACCGATAATTTAAAGGCGTCTATTAATGTTAGTAGTAAATTGATAGAAATTGCTAATTTAGCAGGAAAAAATAAATTAAATGGTGATATGTTAAGAAAGTTGAGAGAACAAGCAAAGCAACTTTTAGGAGTTAAAACTAATGTTGAGTTGGATCAAAAATTAAAGCAATATAGTAGCACAACATATGATGATTTAAATTTTTTGAAAACCAAACATTTAGGAGAATCCCATGTAAATTCTGAAAATTTTGTTCACGGCATCCAACCAATTGTTGAAGCTAAAAAGAAAGTAAATCCTTGGGCTATTGAAAAATCTATCGAAAAGAAAACTGGAAAAAAATTTGGTAAAAAACATAAAGAAGAAATAGTTAAGGGCATTAAAAAGTCAGCAAAAAAATACGGTAAAAAAATTACTTCTGATAAAATTAAACCAAAAAAGAAATAATTTTTATAGATTTGTAATATAACTAGTGTAAATATTCATACAAACATTATGGACCCAATCACAAAAGCATATTTAACAATGTTAGAAGAAAAATGCGATTCTTCTGGTATAGTATCATCAACCAAGTCACAAGTAGGAAAAATTTTCGGTGATGAATCATCTGTACCAGATTCCGATTGTACATTGGATAATGTTGATTTAGAAAATCCAGAAGAAGCTCCAGCCGAATTGACATCTAAGGGTGCTACTGGAAAACCACAAATTATGAAAAAAACTAAAACTAATGAATCATTAAATCCATTTGATGCTCTTTATAATAGAGTATTGAGCGAAGAAGGACAATTTAACTTCTCTACCGACCAAGACAACGAACTCGAATCATCTGATGAGTTTGGTTCTGAATTTGGCGAAGAGGGTTCTGAAGAAGGAATGGAAGACGAAGAAGGTTCCGAAGAGGATTCCGATGAAGTATCTTTCACATTAGATAGAGAAACAGCACAAAAATTGGTTGATGTTTTACAAGCAGTTTTAGGCGAAAACGAAGAAGAAACCGATAGCGAAGATCAAACCGAAGATGAAATGTTTGATGATTCCGAAGAAGATTCTTCTGTTGATGGTGAAGAAGAAGACGAAGATCCATTCAAAGAATCCGTAGATGCCGAAGAATTAGGACATGCTTTGGTTAAAGATTTAGATAAAGGTCATCTAACCAGCAAGAAAAATAAAGTCGTAAAGGGTGCAGTACCAGTTTCAAAGAAGTCTGCAACCTCATCTGCAATTAAAGGTGCGGATGGAAAGATTGAAAAACACTCAACTGACAGTGCTATTTCCAAACTAACCGGAAAAAACAACAATGTTGGTGGTGTAAAAGTTGGAAAAGGTCTTTTCGATCAATAAAAAAAAGATAAATTAAATAAAAAGCCCTGCTTTATTAAAGCAGGGCTTTTTTGTTATAAGTATATACGATGAACTTTAAAACTTTTTTTGAAAATAATAATATAACAAATATTAAGTTGGCATCCAATCCTAGACATAGAACCGAAGCTGGTATAACAAATCAGAAAACAAACATAGTTGCTAGATACCATTCTCCACATAATGATTATAACAATCAAAGCGTAGTTAAAGCATCTTATAATACCGGATTAAAAAAAATATCAGAAGCAGAATTACAAAAAATAATAAATGATTATAGTCTTAATTTAGACAAAAGAGACAAAACACAACCCTTTGAAATAGCATTAAAACAAAAAAATGAACAAACCGGAATTGGTAGATTTTTGGTATATGATCCACAAAAAGGTTATTCTATTCAAATGAAAAAGGCTTAATTATGGAAAAATTAAGATTTTTAAATAAACAAATAAATGCCAATGAAAGAAATAATTTTTCTCGTTGGTGGAAAGAGCAAATTGAAATAAATGGTCAAGAAATAGAATACTATTTTAATAATGCCTCCATAGATGAAATGAACCCTATATACGGAGAACAACCGAATACATCATTTCAAACACCAAAACCAATGGTTGTTCTTTTAAATTTGAATAATGATTCTTATATGTTATCCAAATTTGGTATAGTAGCAGATAGTGATATGAATGGTGTTATTCACCCATATCATTTTACAGAAAATTTTGGAGTTAGTTCTGAACCAAAGGCGGGAGATTTAATAAAAATGTCTGAATTTGGAAGTGATCGTTTAAATTTTCCAAAAAGAGGACCAACTGTTTATGAAATAACAGAAGTAATTGACGAATTTCAATTAAATGCCATAGCAGGACATTATGTTTGGTTTTTCAAGGCTAAACGTAACGATTATAGTCATGAAACAGGTAGTGCGGGATCTGGTGATGGAAATAATCCAAATAATGACAATGATATTATAGAGCAAGCATCAAAGAAAAATTTTGATTACTTGATAGAAAACCCTTGCAGTGATACATCAGTATATGGCGATTACTAATATACAGAGTATTCGTTTTTAGGCTCTGGTAGAATTTCTAAATATTCTTTTGGTGCATCTCCATTATAACAAACATCAACTTTATAAATTTGTCGTAATACCTTTTTCAAGATATTATTTTCTGTTGCATCCATGTATTTGTGAATAGCTATAGGTTTTAATTCTACCTTATCAAAGGGTATATTTTTTTCTTCTGCTTTATCGGCAATTGTATTAACTGCCTCGTATAATGCTATCCATCTAGCTAATTCCGATGCTTCTGCGTGTACAGTTTCCCACCATTTTAATGATTTATTTTTCATTTTAAATATCTTCTAATTGAACACCTGTAACTTTAGGTATGTTTATAGATTCTGTTAGTCTTGCCACTAAAAATTGAACAGTTACCATATTTTTTTTGTTACAATGATTACATGTAAATTCTACTCTAGAGTTATCATCTGGAGAAAATGTCATAATATTTTCTTTATTACAATATGCACAATTTAAAATTGTAGAAAGATTTTCGAGTTTTTCCAACTGTTTTTGTTTGGTTTTTTCTACAAAAAAAGAATTTATTACTTTTGATATTGAGTAAAACAAAACATATTGAATACACAAAAGTATATAAAAAATTCCAAAGAAACTTAAACCGAAAAGATGTCCACCATACGCACCAAGTAAAGAAATCAACAATACCGTGATTGTTGATTTTAATGCATTTTTAAAAAGAATTTTATTTATTAACATGAATATATATTATGTTAAATTTAAAATATTGTCAAGCAATTTACAACTTTTGTGATTGTAAATTAGATGTCTCTTGACTAGAAACGGGTACAGAAGATGGTATATATGGAGATTGGAACGGTTGAGGTTGAATTTGTTCGGTTGTTTCTGATGACATATTAATCATACTTGGTAAAGTAATACCTATTTTTTCAATCTCTTTTGATACAACGATAAGTTTTTTATAAACTTGAACCAAATTGTTTTTTTGTTTTTTTGTTAAAGATTTATTAATCTTACCACAAATGCTTATTTTTTTAGCAGCTTCTAATATGAAAATTAAACCATCTGCTAAATCACTATTTATATTTTGTAATGGCCAAGGAAAAGTTTCCGGTTTTTGTGGCTCGTTTGTAGTAGATTGCGACACACCGGGCGCATTCTGTTGATATGGAAAGTTTTTTCCATCCCTTTGAGAAAATAGTGGACCTTGATCTTTTCGTGGAGCCATGCTACTAGCTTGATATTGTCTAGGCGACCATATACTACCAACATCTTCGTTCAATATTTTCTTCAAATTTATCATTAACTTGATTTTCCAACTTTAACTAAATTTGAACATCTGGGACATACCCATCTAACTTGTTCTCCGACTACTTTTCCATGTACGGTAGAACCACAAAAGGTACATCCGATTGGTATATTTGTTACTTGTTTGTATTCTGGTTTATTATTCATATTAATACTTACTTTCCTTCTGATGGTTTCCAATCATATTTTGGTTGTTCATTTGTTTGTAATTCTTTAAATTTATGGGTAATATACCTACAAAGTTCAGAACGAACAATATCTTCCTCTGTTAATTCCATACAAAAAATACCGTGTTCTCTTCCCTCTTCGTTGTTAAAAAGATCATATACTTTGTTAAATCCCGATTTACCTGCTGGTAAATCACTTTGTTCTGGATCTCCACATAGAAAAACTTTAGAAAATTCTCCTATACGGCTCATTATTGTATGAATTTCTCTTTTTGAAAAATTTTGAATCTCATCTGCGCACACAAATTTTGCAGAAAAATGTAAACCTCTTGCAAAATTGATAGGACAAATAGTAATCCTATTGTCTTTTTGTAGTCTATCGACTTGAGATTTATTCAATAGTTCTGAAAATTTATCATGAAATGGTGTTAGATAAACATTAAACTTGTCCATGATGTCACCGGGTAAAAACCCCAGCTTAGAATCCGAAGATTCTACCGCCGAACGAACCAATACAAGATCAGAAATTCTTTTTTTGTTTAAAAGAGTCAACCCACAATACATTGCCAATGTTGTTTTGGATGTTCCTGCTGGTCCCTTTAATAGTAAAACTTTGGTTTTTTTATCTAGAAAAGTAGCTATTATTTCTTTTTGCTTGTCTGTCCAAGGCAAATCTTTAATTTGTAATTCATAATTTATTTTTTCTTTTTGAAAAACATAAGGTGAATTATCTTCGTTTTGAACAGCAGTCGTTTCAGCTGTTCCTATCCCTTTAACGGGGCGTTTTTTACTCATAAATTATACTTTATAGCTTGTGGAACTTGTAAATGTAGGTGTTGAAGATGTCGTTGGTGATGTTTTTATGTTTGTGGTTGGTTTAATTACTGGTGAATCATCTTCTTTGTTTTCATCTTCTGTTTGTTCTTCGTCCTTTGGAAAAATTTTACTTAAAACTTCTAATTCTTCTGGTGTAATTTGTTTATTATTTAAAATTTTATCCTGAATGCTATTTGCTAGTTCTAATAATTTTGGATCTTTTTTAGATAATGCATTTGTCATCCCTTCAATGGCAGCACCTGCTAATTCTTTTTGTGGTTTTGGTGCGGCTAAAACATCTTTCCTTAACTTATCTATTTCTTGTGAAATATTATTTTCATTTAAATATTTTTCCAAAATTGAATCGAA